TTAATTTAATAAGTTAAATGCGTTAAACCGCCGTAATCACTGGGATTACGGCGGTTTTTGCATTATATACGGTTAAAATAAAAATGTTCTGAAAATGTATAAAATAACGTGAATTTATAGACGTAACTAACAAGTAACTAACAGGTAACTAACAGACGTAACTAACACATAACTAACAAAAAAACAGGCTGCTGTATGTGATAATCAGCAGTCTGTTTTGATATTATATTATGGATTAGGAAGATCGATTTTAATAAGTTCTTCACGAAGTTGATCTACAGTTCTGTGGGTATATACAGCTTCTGTAACATCTTCTATAACGTGGCCAACGATTATCTTTAATACATATTCGTTCATATTAGCTGCTTTAGCAGCATTGATAAATGTATGTCTTGTATCATGTGGTTTATGCTTCAGGTTAAGCTTCATCATAACTTTATTAAAGCGACCACGATATTTGTCATAAGTAAGATACGTACCTTGTTGTCCATTTTGATCATTAAACAGATAAACACTATGCATTTGTATGGCTTTATCATAATTCTGTTTAATAAGCTTCTGGATGGCTGGATGAATAGGTATAGTACGATTACGGCCAGCATCGGTTTTCAGACCGCCGGTGAAGGACCAGTTATCTAAATCTATATCAGCTATCTTAAGAATAGCCAGCTCCTGAGGCCTCCAACCGCTGTATATGCCTATTAAAACCATATCAGTGAATGGATATGTTATGTTATCCCACAGCTTCATTATCTCCTCATCAGAGAATGGTACACGCTTTATTTTGGTTTCTCCACGTGATACACTTTCACAAAGGGCTGCATAATCTTTATCGACGATATCATTTTTCAGACAATATCGATACATAAGATTATATAAGCTTTTCATACGTTGTTTGGTAGCTTCACCAACATTAGCATTATGTATTGTTCCTTCAAGATGATTAGCCCGGATATCTTTCATACGCATCTTGTGAAGAGGTTTGGAATGATTAAAAGCACTTATCCAACTTCTTACACCACTTTGAGATATTTTTAGAAAATGTTCAGAGCTCCATTTGTCGTATACTTCTTCAAATGTTATGTTATTGATTTCTATATCATATGGGTTTTCATTGTAATTAATAAGAGCAGTAAGAGCTTCCTGTCTTGTGGGAAAATATCCAATGGTCATGTAGAGCTGTTTGGTTTTTCCAGTTTTTTCATCAATATCCCAGCCTTTTGTTTTACGAGCAACCCATGGTTTACGTCTTCTTCCAGATAGCTTATATACGCTACCCATTCCATTAGCTAATTTCATATTATCATTCCTTCTTTCTTTATCTGAATTAAGTTATGTTATTCATTAATTTAATAAATCAGAGTATAAAAATAACACCTACTTGCAAAAGCGGTGTCAGAAATGATATAATACAGCTTGTTCAGGGCGGTATTATATCATAGGCACAGCTTATGTAAGTATCGTGGTAAAAGCTCTTGTGTTGGTAGCACAGGGGCTTTTATTTATATAATGCAAATAGAGGACCTGAGATGTCATATATCTCAAGTCCTCTATTCACAGCCAAACAAGTTAGCCATATCTTCTTGAGATATATAATAATATAATAGTGTTATTAAGTCAAATAAAAAGTGATCTTAGGAGCTAAATATATTGGAATGATTGAGGTGCATTATTTATACCATAGGATTTCAAATCTTTTGGTTCCTGGTATTTAATAACATTCTTTAATTTATAAGCTACTGCCTGTTCGCTGTTATTATAATATCTATCAAAAAATGTTTTGTTAATACCTGAGTATTCATGTGTAATATTCCATATTATTTGAGGATTATCAATTAGAACATCCTCAACTTCAGCTTCACCGACCACTTTTTTAATAGGGGTAGTAGAGTATATTACAATTCTATCAACATGTTGTTTACACGCTTTTTTTCTGAATTCATATAATTTTGTTCCATTCATTATATTTTCGACATGAATGGGATTGATTGATAATAGTATTGAACACATTGTATATATCACTCCGTCCTTTTTTATTATATGGTAATATTTTACTATGATTAATGTTTTATTGCAATAAAATCCAGAACAGTCGTTCTGATTGAATGATAAATTAGAAATGCCGCCTTTTTCTGAAATTGTTGCGCAGTGAGCTTTGTAGCAATAAAAAAGGAACCTCATATCAATGCGAGGTTCCTTATAACGTATAAGACCTCCGCATTACTGCGAAGGTCTTTCCTAAATAAAAATAATCTTCTTTAATGCCCTATAGGCAGGATTGCTAAGAAATAAATCTCTTTGCTCAATTATTATATTATGAAAAACCATCACAGTCAATATAAATTTTAAAATTGTATGTACTAAAATAAATGCATTTAAACGTAATTAAACTTAAAAGATGATTTTTGCTTTTATTGCTTCATTTATAGCATTCATTTTTTCATCAGAAAATTTAATACCATATAATACATCTGTTGATTTTCTTGGTGTGTATATTCTGGATTTATCAATTGTAGTTATCTGACCAATTAAAGCTATACTTCCAGATTTTAGCTTTGCTATTTCTTGTCGGCTTTTTTCAAGGAATTGTATATCCTGATTTGTTTGTTCGATTTTTTGTGTGAATTCACTATGTTTATCTGTTAGTATGCTTAAGTTATCAGCTAAAGTTGCAGCAATTTCGTCATCATATTCACTTTGAGAATTGGTGTCATTAGAAATTATTTTTTCAATGACAGAATTAGTAGAATCAATGGAATCTTTTATTTTACTACATTCATCTAAATCCTTATGGGCTTTTTCAAGCATATAGGCATGTCGTGCATCTAATTTGCTAAAAAGTTCAGAACCTAGATACACATCCGTATTATAAGTTTCAGATTCTGTTCCAGATGTAAGAGGAACAACAGTTACGACATTAGCACTTAAGTGATTGTTTTTGTCAAGGACTATTGCATAATGTAAGCCACCATATTCTTTTCCAATGTTAAATCCAAAGTTAACTTTTATAACGTCACCTCTGTTATAACGAATTTGCTTTTTAGGATCATAACGTTCTTCATTTCTGATATATTTAACATATGTTTCGAACCAATAGGCTAATAGATTGGCTTTCTTTAAATATTTTCCAGATGGTTCGTTTATGTAGTGTTCAAAAAGATTATTCAATTCTTTTATTGCATTCTTTTTATGTTTTATAACAATGTCTTTATCTATTGGTAAACTCAAGTTAAGTACCTCCATATATTATTATGTTAAGTTAATTAATATTTCTGTCTGTTTTCTATTACCTTACCAATTATTTTAGCTGGTTTGCTTATAATTTCTTTATTGGTAAAGTACATTGGTTTGTATGCCTGATAAGATTATTAGGTATTAATCGAATACCATCGGCATATTTCATTGTAGAAAAGTTTAATCATTAATAAATGATAATATAATAAAATCCTTTAATTTTTCTATTTCTTCAAAAGATGTTAAAGCGGCTTTCCAATGAGCTTGTTTTTTATTTTGTTGAGCTGCAAATAAAGGATTATCAATGTTTGCTTTTGCTACATCATAAGGTAATCTTAAGGATATCCAAAAAACTCGAGGAGAGTATTTAAACCTCATAAAATCGTTATTTCCACACAACAAGGTTATATAGTTATCACTTCTAACGTCTACTCCAAAAGCAGAAAAGTCAGGTGAAGTTGAAAGATATGATTTAACAACATCTATGACAGATATTTCTCTATCACTTAGCGATAAGCTCTGTTTATATATATTGTCATTGTTATATGTAGGAACAGGCTCAGATGATGGAATATCAACCATATCATAAAATACATTTTCTGGTATTATTTCAATGTCATAGCCCTTAAGTTTATAATTTTCTGCCTTTTTTTGTTTACTGCTTTTACCATTTTTTATTGAATTGTGATAGTCATTATTGCCAAGTACTAAATAATTAGTGCTTTTTGTTACATTATCACCATTTATACCACCATAATCAGCAACCATTTGCATAGCATCTTTTCTAACCATTTTCTCTAAAGCACCAGTAAATACAACAGTTTTTCCATAAATAGGATTATCTATATCAAATTCAGTTTTATCCGTTGAAATATCTGCGGCTTTTATTGGAATTAATTTGCCATTTTCATATCTTCTAAATATGTTACTAATTGTTTCATTTTCTCCATAATTTTCAATAAATTCATTGTTAAATATAGACAATATCTCATTGGTGACTAAACAATCAAATTCAGCTCTATGTGCATTATCATATGATAAGTTGTATTTTTTACATAAGTCTTTTAATCTATTATGTTCTTCATTATGTAATAGTCTTGCAAGTCTTAAAGTATCAACAAAATCATTGGTAAGAGGTTCAGATAAATATTGATTGCAAGCATCATATATAAAATTGATATCAAAATTGACAGAATGACCAACTATAATATCATTTCCAATAAAATTAAATAATGTATGTATAATATCTTTGAGAGCTGGAGCAGATGATAGCATATCATTAGTAATACCTGTTAAAGATGTAATGTATTCATCAACGGGATATTCAGGTTTTACTAATGTAGTATATTTATCTATCATTTTTTTGCTTCGATATTTTAATGCACACACTTCAATTATTTCATCATATTCTGGTGATAAACCAGTTGTTTCGATATCAATAACTGTATAATCGTTTGGAAAAATTAATAAATTAGTACCTTTTTGTTCTCTCATAATTATATCCCCTTAAATTTAATATTTCTGTCTGTTCTCTATTACCTTACCAATTATTTTAACTGGCTTACTTATAATTTCTTCATTGGTAAAGTATATTGGTTCATATGCCGGATTATTAGGTATTAACCGGATACCATCGGCATATTTCATTAGGCGTTTTACAGTTGCATCGTTACCATTAACCATAACAATAGCAATATCGCCTGATTCACAATCATCCTGGCGTTTAACGATAAGAATATCACCTTCACATATTCTTGGTTCCATAGAGCTACCTTTAACTTTTAATCCAAAATATTCACCTTTGGAGGCAGTAACGGAGTCAATTTCTTCATAATCAATAATATCCTCTATGGCTTCAATAGGAACACCAGCAGGTACTGAACCAAGGACTGGTATGCGAATACCTTTTGTGTGGTTTGAAAAATCTTTGTCATCTAAAAGGTCAGATTTTCCAATATTAAAGTAATCAGCAATTTTTTGTATTTTTCCTGCACTTGGAATTATTTTTCCAACGCACCAAGTGTTAAATGTTGTAGGGCTATATCCGAGCTCTTTAGCAATTTCTTTTTGAAGTTTGCCACTTTGTTCAATGTATTTATTGATGTTTTTAGAAAATATTTTACGCTGTTCATCATCTGTCACTTAATTAATCACCTCCTTGCTTTAATTGGATTATACGACATAATATTAATAAATTCAATAAAAATCCTAAATTATTCGGATTAAGTATTGACAATCCTAAAATATAGGATTATCATAATCGCAGAAAGGAGGATAACATAATGTTTAGTATGTGTGAAAAACCAAGAATATGTTTAGCGGCTGCTAGAGTTAATGCTGGTATGAATCAACGAGAAATGGCTGAATACATAGGAGTAGATGTATCCACAATAACAAATTGGGAAAAAGGAAAATCAGAGCCTAATGCAACTCAATTAAGAAAAATAAGCGATATTTCTAATATTCCTATGGATTATATTTTTATACCTGAACAATCCTAAAAAATAGGATTGGAGTACAGATTATTCATTTTCAACAGAGGAGGTGTAAGAGATGATGAATGAAGAAGATAAAGACAATCTGGTCGAGTTAGCTGTCACATTTATTAATCTTCAGAGCAAAGATTTTGATGAGAGTTGCCAGAAGCTTTATGAAAGCATAAAGGCTGGGTGTTCGACTTATGGTGAAGTACAGGATTGTATATACCAAATAGGTTATAACAGAGCATTTAAGGAAAACAGGTCACATTACATAACAGCGACTAAGCTTGCGTTACAGATGTTGTATGACAATGATGTGAGAAAAGAAAAAATTCAAGGTGGTTCTGATGAATAAAGGGAAAAAGAAATTAAAAGCAGAAAGACTGAAAAGTTTTCAGGAATTCAATCATTTATCAGATGATGAGATGGCATTGTTTGTTTATGTACATAAAAGGGAAAATGTGTACAAGGTTATTATTGGAATCCTAATAATCGTAATACTAGTACTGTTAGTATTGATGTGATTATGGATACAACTATAGGTGGTAAGAATAGAGGAAAATGCATAAAGAGGTGATAATGATGTCAAATATTAGAAGAATTAAGACAGCGGAAGCTGCTGTAATAATGGGATGTAGCCCACAGTTTGTCAGAGTTGGGATGCAGAGAGGAATATTAGATATTGGTAATGCTATAAAGATGTCCTCTATCTGGACTTATAACATAAGTGCAGCGGCACTGGCTAAGCGACAAGGTATGACAACAGAGGAGTTAGCAAGAACTCTTGAAGAGATAAGGAAAAAGGATACATAGATGGTACATGATGAAGGAGTAGGAAGCTTTTATCATGATACTATAGAGAAATATAGCCCTGAACAGCTAATAAGGTAATAAAAAAAGGACAGTGACAAGCACTGTCCCTCAGGTGCAAACACCTATAAACAACATAATTATAATAACACATTTTAGAAAGGAATGCAAATACTATGAACAACAAAAAATTAAATAGTGTGAAAGCAGTTGCAAAGGATTTATCCGGAGCTGCTATTATGGCAGGCTGCTTTTATGGGCTTATTTTACTAGGTCTTTTTATTTAGGGTTCGCTGCAGCATTCAGAAGGAGTTATGTATGAAATATGAATTTGCTGCAACAAAGAATGAATTATTAAACATTGATGGAGTGGAGCATATGCAGGTCAGGGAGCCTTATTACAATGATAATAAGGGTATCATATATGGAATATGTCCTTATTGTGGATATAATGTGCAGCGTGTGTGGAATCTTAGTTTCTGTGGCACCTGTGGCGGAGCTATCCACTGGCATAACATAAGTGTTCCTGGCATAGGCGACATTCAATAGTGTGGAAAGGAGATGATGGATGTGCCTAATAAGGATAAGCGGTTATTCAGCATAGTTGATATAGTGACTGGAGATATTATTGATTATGAGAAGTCTGTAGAGTATCTGTCGGATAAGTACAAGGTAAGTGTAGGCAGACTGCTGATGTTAGCTTCTGAAGAAGCAACTTTTCGCAACAGATATGCGATTATTTTTTCACCAGGGAAATTGTGGATTAAGCAATTCAAGGTTGAATGGGAAAAGATTACAGCGCAGTTGCTGGAAAAGAATGCTGCAGGGGCAAGAATTTATTACTGATGGAATTAATTGGGTAAGAAAAAATCCAAGTTAATAAAAATAAATCCAAATTGGTAAGAAAAAATCCAAGTTAATAAAAATAAATCCAAATTGGTAAGAAAAAATCCAAATTGACAAGAAAGCAGGTAATGATGGATAAAAAAGAATTATTAATTTTGCTTATGCTTAGGGAAAATAAAGCGTTTGGAAATGCCACGGCAATGTCATTACAGGAACTTGTATCTACGGATGGACTTGCAGGTTATAGAACTAATACGCTTTATAAGAGTGTACAGAAGCTTTTAGAAGCTGGGTTTATACAGCATGGTCTTAAAGATGGACATGCTAACACATATAGTATTAGCAAGACTGGTTTAGAAAAGATAGGAGAATTTGAAGTATGAAAGACATTGGTTTTATAGGAGTAGGACAGGCCGGAGGCAATATAGTCCAGCTCTTTGAACGGAAAGGTTATCCAGTTATGTATATTAATACGTCACAGGAAGACCTTAACACATTGAAGGATAGTAAGTATGTATATCACATAACAAACGGCGAAGGTGCTAATAAGGACAGGGATAAGGCTAAGAAGCTTGTAATAGATGACTATGACAATATAGCAGCTATGGTTGATAAGGTTATGGACTGCGAGATATTGTTTGTTGTGTTCTCATCCGGTGGAGGTACTGGTTCTGGTACAGGTCCTATGCTGATTGATCTTATGCTGGATGAAAACAGAAAGGTAGGAGCTGTTACAATTCTTCCAACTTCAGATGAGTCTGTAAAGACTAAGTATAATTCTTATGAGTGCTTCAGAGAGCTGCTTAGTCTTGATAAGATGGCATCTCTGTTTATCCTGGATAATTCTAAGGCAGATAAGTTTTATATTAATAACAGATTTGTCCAGATGTTTGACAATTATGTACATATTCCTGATAACTATTCTTCACAGCGAGGTAACATCGATGATGCTGAGATTAAAGAAACTTTATTAACACATGGTATGAGTTGTATTTATAGTGCAGGAAATACTAATATGGCTGCTTTAGCCAAGAGCATTTTTAGCGATATATATGCTCCGATTGAAGGCGATAAGGTTAAGTATATTGCACTGGCAGCAGATGAGAGCATTAGCAGTTTTGAAGAGCTACATAAGGCCGTAGGCGTTCCTTACGATGAATTTAGGACTTATACTGATAATGACTGTATTCTTATGCTTGCAGGACTTAATTATCCTTTATCAAGGCTGGATGAGATACATAATGATGTATTATCCGGTAAGGATATTATTATTAACAATACTACTGTGAGCAGACAGGAGCTTAAGGATGACTTTGATTTTGTAAAGAAGTCGCGTGGAGCTATGCCAAGAGCAGAACCTCAGTCTAAGAGAGATATTATGGCTAAGTACCTTAAAAGATAGGAGCATATTTTATGGCAAGACCAGTTAAGAGTAATCTTGATTACTTTCCTTTAGACTGCAATCTTGACCAGAAGTTTCAATTACTGGAAGCTGAGCATGGAATAGCTGGCTTTGGTATCATAGTACGCCTTTTTCAGACTATATACGGAGAAGAAGGGTATTACATGAAGTGGGATAAGGATTCACTTATTCTGTTTGCAACTAAAATCGTCATGGATGGTGACATTAATTACAAGACAAATTTTATAAGTTCAGTGGTAAATACGGCACTGAACAGAGGTATCTTTTCAAAAGAAATGTACGACAAGTATCAGATCCTGACAAGCAGAGGAATTCAGGAACGCTATGCCGAAGCATTAAAACGTCGTTCAAAAATTTTTTTGGAGAATGCATACCTTTTATTAAAGTCACCCTCAAATGTAGTAAATGTTGCAGAAACAAAGGTTAATGTTGCAGAAACTAGCGTTAATATTGACAATAATGCGACAAAGAAAAGTAAAGTAAATAAAAGTATATATAGCGCGCACGCGCGTAACAAATTTAATAATTTTGAGCAGCGTGAAAAAAGAGATGAGAGTTTTTATAATTCGCTTCTTGATAATTCAAAGGAGACAGGCTGATGCATAGAGAAATTAAAGAGATTAACAGGTGTATTAAAAAATATGCTCATCAGACAGTTAAGGCACAGAAGCTTAATACTACGGATAATGAGCACTACAGATTACGCATAAGGACACTTAGATATCTGATGATGTTAAAAATCCTTTTAGTGGAAATGGATGCGGATCAGATAGGTGAGCTTATGCTAGAAGCTGATAGAAGGATAAATATTACTACATAACTATCTACATAGCTGAATACTGGTTGATTATAATATCACAATTATTTTTATAACCGGAGATAGTGGAAAGCAGGGAATAAGTAATGGCTAAGCTGAGCAAAGAGGAACAGGCACGAAGAGAAGGTATGTCATATGCCCTGAGAGTTGCCAGGGAAAAGGGTATAGATGGACTTGAAGAGGAACTTAAGTTTAGACAGGCATATGATGTACCACTTAAGATATCTCAGACAGAGCTTGAGCATTTTGCAGAAACAACTAAACAGACAATAATGGATACGGTACTTCTGATGAGCTCGTACGTTCTAAGAGATAATTTCGGCTTCGGAACTAAGCGTATGAACAGATTTATCCAGAAGTTCAATGAATACACAGATAACCTTGTTGGTGGATATGTGAAGTGGAAAGATATAGCAGAAGCTATGACAGCAGAAACTGGTATTGAATTTCACATAAGGTCTGATGATGAAGAACTGAGGTGCTGATATGGAAGATGGATATGAGTGTGAAGGTCAGATGAGCATATATGAGTTCCTAGATAAAGAACCGGAGGAGAGAAAGTGGAATCGAATCCCGGATACATTTCCTAAGGAGCTGGGATACCGATATGACCTGCAGATGAAGCTTGTATATGCAGATGGTACAGAACTAATCACAGCTGCGACATACAATAGGTTGTGTTTCATAATTCCAGGAGCAAGGAAGGACGAAACACCTGTGAAAAAATATTGGAGGTATAAGGATGAATTTAGAGAAACAGAAAGAACATTTTAAAAATCATATTGCCACATTTACAGATTACGGAAATATTAAGATTCTTGATTTTAAAGCTCCGAATACATCAAATTATAGAATTAGATTTCTTTTTGAGGAAGATTACTGCCGGCTTCATATCAGCGGAAATTTAGGCGAGCTTATAGCTTCAAACTACAACAATATGATCTATGAAAAGTTTTCAGATTTTGTTAATGATGTTGGATATTTTGAAGAAAAGATAGACTGTCATAGCAGAGATATATATGCATATGATGAAGTCAAAGCCCGAGAAGAGTTAATGAAAATGGCAGCAGACGATGGAGATTGGTTAACTGAATCTAATAGATACTGGTATGAAGAGGATGAAGAAGAAAGACTGGCACATATTATTGATGATATTTCTGTAGATTTTAGTAATACAACAGGTATAGGTAAGAGCGGATATGATGCATTAAGTGAAATTAATCCAGATGCATGGGAGTTTGCATATGATATAGGAAAGACTGAAACAGGTATATTGGATTTATACATGCTAGCTTTCAAGCTGGCACAGGAGCAGTTACAGAATTATAGAGAATGGCTTTCGAGATGCAACAAACCTCTTTAAAAGTGAAGAATGCAGAGATGTAGCAAGACAGATAATAGATGCTTTCTGCCGTGATATAGATGAGCAGCCAACAGCCTATGATATAGATCAGGTTATTAGGCAACTGAAAGAAGAGAGGGAACTTTCATATGCAGATTTTGACAGGTATGTTGAAGAAGTAAGTCCATGCCTTGATACAGAATATGATAATAGTTTTCAAAGAGGTTTAGAAAGGGCAATTAAGATAATAAAAAGGCAGGTAACAAATATGGACGATAGTAGAATACAGGCAATGAGAGATAACCGTGTATATATCAGCGGACCGGTAACAGGTATAGATGATTATATGGAACGCTTCAGCAATGCCGAGAAAGAATTAAAAGAGCAAGGTTTTAGTGTTGTTAATCCAGCAAAGGTGTTATCACAAATGCCAGCAGATACAACAAGCTATGAGGAGTACATGCAGATGTCTATGATGATGTTAAGTATGTGTTCACACATATATATGCTTAAAGGCTGGGAGAAGTCCATGGGAGCTAACAGAGAGTACGGATATGCTCTTGCAACTGATATAATAATTATGAGAGAAAAGTTCTAAAATAAAATATTAAAAATAATAAAAAAATATTATATAGAACTATTGACATAGGGTACACCATATGTTAATATATACTTGTAAGGAGGTGATACCCATGTCGAAGAAAAAAGAAAAGTCCGATAATGCAAAGACCTGGCTAATCGGAGCATTAACGGACTTGATAATCGGAATAATACTTCTGATTATCGACAAGCTTCTAAGTTAACTTAGAATATTAAGGGATGGGGCGAAAGCCCTAATCCCATTGATAATATATCACAATCTAAACTAGATAGAAAGGGGTAAGCATGTTATTTAAGTTAGGAATATTTTTTATAGCAATAGGTATTGCAAAGTTAGTAGTATATGTATGTAAAAAAGAGAGGAAAGATAAATGCCAGTAGGAAAACCAAACAGTCAGACAGTTGCATCTAAGAAGTACCAGGACAAGGCAGGATATATGTCTAAGTCATATAAGCTTAAGAAAGATGTTGTACAGGAATTCGCAGATAAGTGTGAGGATGATGGTAAAAGTCAGGCATCAGTCATAACCGAGCTTATGAGATTGTACATTTCTGGAAAGATTGTGTTATAGTGAATATGCAGTATCGGCTTCTAAAATATAATGTTTGGAGGTCATAGTAACAGATGGGTAGAAGAATTAAGTATTTTGCAGGGCAGCATGAAACACAACCTATAAAGGATCCTAAAGAGATAGATGCGTTATATAACTATTTTATGCAAAGGCAGAATAATGCAAAGTCGGATGTTAAGAGATACCAGGCAGACAGAGATTATATGTTGTTTCACATCGGACTTAATACAGCTTTCCGAGCTGAAGATTTACTGCAGCTCAGGGTGGCTGATGTTGTTAAAGGATATATACAGATTAAAGAAAACAAGACTGGTAAGATGCAGAATTACCGTATGAATAAGCAGCTGCACCAGGATATACTTGATTATATAAGCAAGTATAATCTAAGTCTGTATGATTATCTGTTTCGAGGACAGATGAAGTATTTTAATGACAGGTCATATATATATCCTATCAATAGGCAGCGTGGATATCGTATAATTCATAATGCCGGAGAAGCTATTGGTATTCCTTATACATTCGGATTGCATAGTTTACGTAAGACTTATGGATATCAATATATTAAGAATGGCGGCAACGTATTAACACTTATGAAGATGTATAATCATGATTCACCTGATGTAACTCTTAGGTATGTGCAATGGGGACGTGAGGATGCAGAGCACGATAGAAAGGAAATGTATATAGGACCAGGAAAGCATAAGAAGATATCATAATTGTGTTATATACAGAAAAAAGCGAATTATAAATGACAAGCTGCTCTTGTATAATAAAAGGAGCAGCTTGTCGCACATAATCTTTATCTTTAGTTGTGCTTTATGAAAATATCATAAAGACAATTAGATACTACATTAAGTATCAAATTAAATACAATTTCAAATATTAGATTATTCATAATACAAAATCTCCTTTTTTCATTTTTTAGAAAGACTAGATTTTCTTTCTGATTAAGATATAACAGACAAAAAAATTTTTTTTAAAATTAACAGCAAGCAGCCTTTTTAGAGCTGCTTTTTTTATGTACAGATGATAATACTTATCCACAAAAAACAGAGTTATTAACGAGTTATCAACTTACGGTATACTTTTTGTAATTATGATGAAAGTGAAATATAATTAGAGCATAGAAGAAACAAGGGTTTGAGAATATTTCTAAAGACTTATAAAAAATTATACACTTTTAGGGATTATGTATACTTTATTAGAGGTGATAGGATGGGGTATGAAGACAAAAAAAGATATCTGGATATGTATAAGCATTATGTATCGAGAATGAATAACTATCAGGCTGAGATTGATTTTATTAATTCGTTGTATGGATTATCGTCATTGGGGATATCTGATATGCCAAAGGCACATAACCAGAGCGACTTATCAGACCGGATTATTAAGATTGATAAGGAAACAAAGAAATTTATAAACAAGTTAAGAAAAGAGGAAGAGATAGCAGCTACAAAGGCAAGAGAGGTTCTTACTGTTATTAATACAGTCCAGGATGAAACAGATAGGAGAATATTAATAGCTAGACACATACAGCTTATGAATATGAAGGACATTATGAAAGCAGAAGGTTATTCACGCAGCGGCCTTATAAAGCGCTATAAAAGGGCTGTTAATTCAGTACAGTTATAAAAATATTAAAAAAAATAAAAGAGTGTACACAAGTACACATTAATATGTGTTATTTTAATATAGTCGATACTGCATCGAATCCTATCTTTTATGCATTGAGCGCTAGAAATAGCGCTCTTTCTTTAAGATAAAAGCAGTAAGACCTATGACATATACGTGAGGCATAGTGAGGGCAATATGATACAGGATGATATTGATTATGTAAAAGAGTGCATAAAGAATAATGAGGTGCATCGTTTTTATATATGGAGCAAATGGTTAAGAGTCCGGAAAGAAATACTTAAGCGTGATCACAATGAATGTGTTGACTGTAGAGCTGCTGGTAGATATGCGAAAGCAACTACAGTACATCATATTAACTATGTAAAGCATCATCCTGAGTTAGCTCTTGAAGCTATGTATATAGATGATAAAGGCTGCGAACAACGTAACCTTATAAGTTTGTGTCACGAATGTCATGAAAAAAGGCATGGGTATAGACAAAAGAATTATCGGGCACCATTGACAGAGGAGCGGTGGGATTAGATACCCCCGGGTAAAAAAATGCAAAAATTTTTGGCTCTGACAAATACCGGTGCAAAACTCGACAATTCAGATTTGCCTTGCGTATTATGTAAAATGTGATTTTTCAGTTTTTGGATGCAGGTATATCATATTTATAATATATATGCATACAGAACGAAAAATGATGGTTCAATTGTAACTTTTAAGTATCAGATAGGAGGTATGTATGGCAACGGTATCACAACGCATTAAATGTTCTTTGATTGAGCAGCTTAGCCGTAAGAATGCTAAGGAATATCATTTTGAAAAGCTGGTTGATGATTACTGCGAACTGTATGATATAAAAGCCAAACTTATCAAAGATGTCAAAGAAACTGGTGTGACTATAACAGAATATAATGTTAAAGGTTTCGAAGTACACAAGGCTAATCCGGCTATATCAGAGATATCTAAAATCAGTGGAGCTATGCTTAAGATACTTTCACAGTTAAACATATCAGCAGAGGATAATATATCCCAGGGCGAGGAGAACAATGATACCGGATTATAGGATACAGAAGTACATTGACCTTGTAAGAGAAGCTCCATACAAGATGTGCGAAGAACAGTATCAGCTATGTGACCTTGTTGAAAAAATATTTAAAACAGAAGACCTGATTGTTGATTCCAGACAATTAGATAAATATCTTGCATTTCAGAAATACTTTCCATTCGATTTACTCGATTGGGAAGTATTTTGTTTTGCACTTCACAACTGTGTTTATAAGAAAAATGGACAGCTCCGCTTTCCGGTGCTGCTTATATACGTTGGTCGAGGTGCAGGAAAAAACGGGTATCTTGGGTTTGAGGATTTCTGTCTGCTAACACCTGTAAATGGGATTAAGCATTATAACATAGACATATTTGCAATGTCGGAACAGCAGGCAAAGACCTCGTTCAATGATGTATATAATGTGCTAGAGGACAATAGTACTTTTATGAAAAAGTATTTTAAGTGGACGAAAGAAGTGATAACTAATATAAAAACAGGTTCACAGCTTGCATTTAATACCTCTAATCCTAAGACCAAGGATGGATTCAGACCAGGAAAAGTGGATTTTGATGAATATCATGCATATGAGAATATGAAACTTGTAGATGTTGCTGTCACCGGACTTGGAAAGGTTGCACTTCCACGTAGAACTATAGTTACCACAGATGGAGATGTAAGGGATGGACCACTTGATACCATGCTTGATAAAGCACATATGATTCTAAGTGGAGAATTGCCAGATAATGGTTTGCTGCCATACATATGCAGGATAAAGGACAAGGAAGATATTAAGAATCCGGATAACTGGCCAATGGCCAATCCGTCATATCCATATTTTGCCAACCTGCAGGAAGAGATGAAACTTGAATATGATGATTATGTTATTGATCCATTAGGGAATTCTTCATTTGCAACTAAAAGGTGTAATTGCCCTGGTGGAGCTATAAGAGAAGACATAGTGACAGACTGGGAGAATATTAAGGCAACTAATATTATGATTCCTGAGTTTGACAAGGGAACAAACGCTGTAGCTGGACTTGATTATGCAAGTACAGAAGATTTCGTATCAGCGGCCATTCTGGTAGTAAAAGATGGTATTGATTATGTACTGCAGCATACATGGATATGTGAGGCAAGCAAAGACTTGCCAAGAATAAAGGCACCACTTAAAGAGTGGGAAAACAGGGGCTTATGTGAATTCGTCAAAGGTCCTGAAATAAGTCCGGAATTGCCGGCACAGTGGTTTGATTCCATGAATGAACATTTTAATATTCTGAAAATTGGAATTGATAAATACAGATATACGCTTATGTCTAAGTCATTGGCAGAATATGGTTTTCTGGCTGATAAAGATGGGAAGATTAAGATTGTACGTCCATCTGATGAAATGCAGATTATTCCAACACTTACAAGCTTGTTTAATAATCATTGTATTGCAGTTGGAGATGACCCACTAATGCGCTGGTGTATCAATAATTCTAAGAGAATAACATCACCGGCTGGAAATATGACTTATGGAAAGATTGAACCTAAGTCACGCAAGACTGATGCATTTAAGGCATTGGTGGCAGCAGAGATATGCAGGGATGAGCTTATTGCTATGAATGAGATTAATCAGACAATGTTCAACACTATGAATGTATATACATATTGATTGATATTAACAATGACAATAACGATTGGAGGTGAGGGCATTGGGAATAAGAGCTTTTTTTACAGATCTTTTAACAGGTAAATCCAGGGAAGCTGCTTTCAGGCAGGAGATGGAAGCAGTATATGATTCGTCTGAGTACCAGGCTATATCAGAATGTATATTTGATATGAATATTGGCATTAATATGATTGCAAATGCTATTGCAAAATGTGAATTCCAGACAAGGATCCGTGGCAAGAATGTAAAAAAAGATGAATATTATCTATGGAATTATGCGCCAAACAAGAATGAAAGCTCTACATATTTTATAAAAAAGATGGTGTCGAAGCTCTTAAAAAACAACGAATGTCTTGTATATGAACTTGCAGGGCAGTTGTTTGTTGCTGATGGATATACAATGTCTGATGATGTTGTACGTGAGAAAGTATTTTCTAATGTCAGTACTGGAAGCTTTTCTGTAAATAGGGTGTTTGGAATGTCGGAAGTATTATATTTTAAAAATAATAATGAGAATATGACGGCACTTCTTAATGGCATAATAAACAGCTATGACACTTTAGTCCAGACGGCTTATGAAAAGTTCTATAAATCAGGTGGCGAAAAGGGCATACTGACGATTGATGCACAAAAGATTCTGGGAGATGCCAAGCTGTTAGGAAAAACATATGAAGAGATAATGGATGAGATGATGAATGTCCGCTTCAAGAAGTTCTATAATTCACGTAATGCGGTACTTCCATTGTTTAACGGTTATTCCTATGAATCGAATGGAGCTAAAGAGTCAACTAAAAAATCCACAAGCGAGTTAAAGGATTTCATAGATGTTAATGATGAGATAAAGAAAAAAGCTGCAGGAGCATTGAATATCCCATATGCGCTATACGCTGGTGAGATAGCCGATATAGATGCTCTTATGGATGAATTTATAACTATAACGATAGAGCCGTTGTGCGACATATTACAGACGGAGATTAACCGGAAACGCTCAGGCAAGGAGATACTTAATGGTACTGGTCTTAATATAGATACATCATCTATATCTTATATAGACATATTTAAGAATGCTGAAAAGTCAGACAAGCTTATATCTAGTGGACTTTACAGTATTAATGAGCTTCGCCATAAGCTGAATGAACCAGCAATAGATAGTTCTATCGGCGATACGCATTATATTACTAAAAACTATGACATTATGAAAGAAGGTGATAATGGTGGACAAGAGAAAAATGATGTTTAGACAGGAGAAGAATGATTCAGGGGCTGCTAAGATATATATTTATGATAATATAACAGCTCAGGGTCCTTTTAACTGGGAAACATGGGAATATGATGAATCAGAAACCTCAGCAAAGCATTTTATAAGCCTGCTTGATTCTATACCAGATGGAAGCGATATAGAGCTTCATATTAATTCGTATGGTGGTGAGGTTAAAGAGGGTGTTGCGATATACAATCTTCTTAAGGCTAAACAGGCTAATAAGATATGTCACATTGATTGTTTCGCATATTCTGTTGCTTATGTAATAGCACTTGGATGTGACAAGATAATAATGCACAGAGGTTCAACGATAATGCTTCATAATATGTGGTGTACTTGTAGTGGTAATGCAACACAGCTCCGCAAGGCAGCAGATGATCTTGATGAGATGATGGCGGCTAACAGACAGATATTCCTTGAAAAGTGTAATCTGAGTGAAGATGAGCTTATGGAAATGCTTGATAAAGAAACTATATTAAGTCCTGATGAGGCACTTAAGTATGGTTTTTGTGATGAAGTAGATTCTCAGGAGCTTGTGCCAGCCGAAGAAGGTGCCAATCAGTTCAAGCAGATGTATGAACAGCTTACGTCACAGATAAACTCCCAGAAGTCACTTTCACTTATGGCAGCGGAGTTTATACAGCAGGCGGCAGTAGGTAAAGAGGCTATGATGGAAAAGGAAAGGCTTGAGAAAGAAAAGCTGGAAAAAGAGCAGGCTGCTAAAGAAAAACTGGAACATGAAAAGGATGAGAAAGCTTATAAAGCACTAACAGAACAGCTCTGTAGTGCTTTTTTTAGTGCGACAAGTAACGCACTAAGCAATAAATTATCATAATCAGGAGGAAAGATATGTTAAACAAAGATTTATTTCAGGCGGCAAATGCAGAGGCACTTGCCAATTTATCACAGGCACTTAAAAGTGATGATACAGAAGCCGCTACAAAGGCTATGGAAAAGTTTGGTGAGAATATAGCTAATATTATTCACGAAGAGGCAGAACAGCTTCAGGGGAATAATGATGCAGCTATTCTTGCAAGCAGAGGTGTAAGACAGCTTACAGGAGAGGAAAGAACATTCTATACAGAATTAAGCGAGGCTATGCGCGCCGGAAACCCTAAGCAGGCACTTGTGAACATTGACAAGGCTATCCCACAGACAATCATTGACACGGTTATTGAAGATATGCAGAATGCACATCCGCTTCTTAGCGTTATTAATTTTATCAACTGCCAGGGAGCTATCAAAATGATTGTCAATGCTGATAATATTGACCTTGCAACCTGGGGAGCATTAACAACTAAGATATCTACAGAGCTTGCAGGTAAGATTGATGTTATGGATATGACACTTGCCAAGTTATCAGCTTTCATTCCAGTTTCCAAGGATATGTTAGATCTTGGACCATCCTGGTTAGATAATTATGTAAGAATCATCTTATCAGAAGCATGCGCCGGTGGTCTTGAATTAGGTATCTTAAAGGGTACAGGCAAGAATCAGCCAATAGGTATGTGTAAGAATCTTGATGGTTCTGTAACACAGGGGGAATATGCTGATAAAACAAAAGTGAAACTGTTAAGTTTTGATCCAATAGAATATTGTACTATTATATCAGACCTTGCTAAAAAGCCTAATAATGCAGGATACAGAGCAGTACCATCTGTTGCATTCATATGCAATCCGGCGGATTATATAGCGAAGATTGTTCCTTGTACAACAGTCAGGGATTCAGCCGGAAACTATAAGAATAATATATTCCCTTATCCAACAACTCCTATACAGTCTATTGCACTCAATGAAGGTGAAGCCATTATTGGTCTTCCAGCAAAGTACTTTATGGGTATAGGTGCTGGTAAGTCAGGAAAGATTGAGTATTCAGATGAATACCAGTTCCTTGATGATAACAGGGTATATCTTGTCAAGATGTATGCAATGGGTAAGCCTAAGGATAATAATGCTTTCAAGTATCTTGATATCACTAAGCTTAAGCCTATTTCTCTTAAGGTTGAGGTTACTAACACAGAGGATAATCCTGTAAACACAAAGGCTAAGGCTTCTGCATGATGAATGAGATAAGCGATAAGCTTCTGGAGGATATTAAGAATAACATAGACAGGACATGGAATGATGATGCAGCGGATAAGAAATTATCCGGCATCATCTTACGTGGATGTAACAGGATTAATGATATATGTGGCTGCGAGTTCGATTATGAGCAGGAGAATACAGCAAAAGAGTTATTAATCAGTTATGTTATGTATGCTCTTGCAGGAGCATTAGATGACTGGCAGAAGAATTATTCACAGGATATTAACAGGCTGCAGCTTATACAGGAGGTGAAGGCCTATGCTGACAGGGAAGCAGGCGAACAGGGAACTGTTTAACGATGGTGAACTGGATGTGTATTCTACGAATAAAAGAGTTATTGTGCAGCGAAAAGCACACCTTAGATTCGGATTAAGAACAGTTGGCGTTACAAGATTCTATCAGGCCAAGATAGCTAATAGTGGCATAGACAGGCTTATAAGTGTACCGCTTAATCCTTTTATCAACACGAATAACACACTTGTTATTATGAATGATGTGCAATATACAGTAAGCCAGGTTCAGGAGAAGTATGATACAATTCCTCCGGCTATGTATGTAACGCTTAACAAGGCTATGCCGGAGTTTAGCAGAAAGGAAGCAACGGATGAAGGTACTTAAATCTTTTATGTATAAAAATATAGGTGCAACACAAGGAGATGATATAACTATATCTGATGATGAACTTGCAAGTGTACTTATAAGCAAGAAAATTATTGAACCTGATAAAATGATAAAAAAGAAAAATGTTCAGGTATCTGAACAAAAGCAGGAAGGTGATTCTAGTGCCGAAAACGATAAAGGTTGATGCACTTGCAAGTGAAATCATGAGCTTTCTGCACGAGTATGCTAATGATGTTACTTCTGATATGAAGAAAGATATTGATAGTGTAGCCAGAGGAACGGTTAAGAGGATTAAGGAAAAAGCACCTGTACGGCATGATGGAAGAAAGAAAAAATATGAGCCAGGTTCTTACAGAGATAGCTGGAGAAGTACTATTGATGAAGAAAATTCGTACAGAAAAAGCCGGATAGTATATGCTGGAGGACATCAATATTCTCTTACACATCTTCTTGAAAATGGTCACAGGATAGTACGGCCGGATAAGACTGATACAGGTAGAAGAACAAAACCTATTGCACATATAAAGCCGGCAGAGGACTGGGCTGTTAATGAACTTGAAACAAGGATTATAAGACGTATAAAGGAGAACAGTAATTGAGTTTTAGTGAAGTTGAACAAATGATAGCTGAACTTGGTCTGCCTTATGCATACTGGTGTTTTGATGAAGAGGAAGTACCGGCAGCACCATATATAATATTTTCCATGCCGGAGTCTGATAATATGGCAGCAGATGGCAGAGTTTACCAGAAGGTAAATAAGCTGTATATAGAGCTGTATGTAAGTGAAAAGAGTCCACGCATAGAAGCGGCACTTGAAGAGCTTCTTGATGCACATGAACTTTTTTATAACAGGCAGGAATATTACATAGAAAAAGATAAGATGTTTGAAGAATTATATTCATTGGAGGTGTAATGAATAATGGAGAAAGAAAATAAAGTTAAGTTTAACCTTAAGAATGTACATTATGCGAAGCTTAATATAGATTCAGAAGGAGCAGTGACATATGAGAAACCAGTACCGATTCCAGGAGGAGTAGAACTGTCATTGGATGCTAAGGGTGACACAGAAGAATTCTACGCTGATGGTATGGTATATTATACTTCTACGGCCAATAATGGTTATGAAGGTGATCTTGAAATTGCATTAGTTCCACAATCTTTTGAAACAGACATTCTTAAGAATGAGCTGGATGATAATAAGGTGTCTGTTGAAAACAGTAACACAGAATCAGCAGAATTTGCGTTATTATTTGAGTTTGATGGAGATGCCAAAGCAGTAAGACATGTACTATACAGATGCAAAGCAAGTCGCCCATCCGTAGCATCTAAAACAATCGAAGATAAGAAAGAGGTACAGACAGAAAAGTTGTCTATTAAGGCTTCACCTCTTGCCAATGGCAATGTTAAGACTAAGACTACAGCTTCAACACCAGATGAAACATACAATAAATGGTATGAGGCTGTTTATATTCCAGTAAAGACAGGAGCGGCAGGTTGATATGCTACTAAAAGAGATTGATATTGATGGAAAAAAGGTTAAATTCAGAGCGTCTGCGACAGTCCCACGACTGTACAGGCGTTTTTTTATGAGAGATATTTTTAAGGATATGCAGAAGCTTGCTGCACAATCTGAAAAGGCGAAAAAAGATGGAACAGACTTTGAGATTGATGATCTTGAAATGTTTGAAAATGTTGCTTACATTATGGCCAAACACGCAGATCCGGATATACCTAATGATCCTGATGAATGGCTTGAGCAGTTTGATACATTTTCTATATATCAGGTGTTGCCGGAGATTTTAAAGCTGTGGCATCTTGATAACATTACAACTATAGAAAGTAAAAAAAAATTAGAGCAACTAGCAGGGAAATGACAACACCATTGTTTATGTACCGATGTCTGCAGATAGGGCTTTCTATTCAAGATTGTGATTATGTAACAATAGGGCTTGTGTATGATATGTATGCAGAAAAAATGAATGATGATTATGACTGGCCAGTTGTGGCACAGCAGGAAGACTTTGACCGCTTTTAATGTTTAGCATTAAGGCGGTCTTTTTGGAGTTGGCTTATGGCGAAAAGTAGAATAGCAGGAATTACTGTAGAAATTGGAGGAGATACAACTAAACTCCAAAGTGCATTAAAAGATACGAATTCGGCAATAAAGACAACCCAAAGTGAATTAAAAGATGTTAATAAGTTATTAAAGCTGGATCCTACTAATACTGAGCTGTTAAGCCAGAAGCAGAAACTATTAAAGACTGCTATAGAAGAAACGAGTAATAAGCTTACAGCTTTAAAAGAAGCTGAGAAGCAGGCGGCAACAGAGGTAGGACAGAAGGGCAAGATAAGCCAGGAACAATACCAGGCGCTCTGCAGGGAGATTGTTGCTACGGAGCAGGAACTTAAGAATCTTACTAAAGAAAGCATGTCTGCGAATGAAAAGCTTGCAAGTATAGCGGATGTTACTGGAAAGGTTGGCGAGGGAGCACAGAGCATTGGACGTAATATGTCTAAGGGAAGTGCTGCTATAGTTGGTCTGGGTGCGGCGGCAGTAAAAACTACTGCTGATTTTGAAAGTTCTATGAGCAATGTTGCAGCCATATCAGGTGCAACTGGTGAGGATTTAGAAGCGCTTAAGAGTAAAGCAAGAGAAATGGGGTCACAGACTAAGTTCTCAGCTACAGAAGCTGGTGATGCATTTGGCTATATGGCTATGGCAGGGTGGAAAACATCAGATATGATTGATGGTATATCTGGAATAATGAATCTTGCAGCGGCATCAGGGGAAGACCTGGCAACAACGTCAGATATAGTAACTGATGCACTTACAGCATTTGGATTGAAAGCAGAAGATTCAGGACATTTTGCAGATGTTTTAGCGGCTGCTTCTTCTAATGCCAATACAAATGTGTCTATGATGGGTGAGACATTCAAGTATGCAGCACCTATTGCAGGAGCATTAGGCTATAGTGTAGAAGATACTGCTGAAGCTATTGGACTTATGGCAAATAGTGGTATAAAGGCTTCACAGGCAGGTACAACACTTCGTAAGATAATGACTTCCTTAACTGGTGATATTGAGATTGAAGGAAATGAGTTAGGCAAGGTAACAATAGCAACAACTAATGCTGATGGATCCATGAGAGGTTTATCATATATATTATCAGATTGCCGTGAAGCGTTTGGTCATTTGTCGGAATCAGAGAAGTCAAGTGCTGCAAGTTCTCTTGTTGGCACGGAGGCTATGTCAGGCTTTCTTGCACTTATGAATGCAGCTCCTTCAGATATAGAAAAATTGTCAGGAGCTATTAATAACTGCGATGGAACAGCAGAGAATATGGCTGCTACAATGCAGGATAATCTGAGTGGACAGATTACAACACTTAAAAGCCAGCTTCAGGAGCTTGCTATAAGTATGGGTGAACTTTTAATGCCAAGTATATTACAGATAGTACAAGGCATTATGAGTGTTGTATCACAGTTTAATGGAATGTCAGAAAGCTCTAAGCGGCTCATAGTTAATATAGCATTAGTAGTGGCGGCGATTGGACCGGCACTGATAATATTCGGTAAGATAGCAACTGGAATATCGTCAATTATAAGTCTTGTGTCTACAATTATTCCAATAATAACGACATTGATTGGAATAATAACAGGGACGAGCGGCGCTGTTGCTGGATTGTCAGGAGCACTGGCAGTACTTACAGGACCGATAGGACTTGTTATAGCTGCTGTTACGGCGGTAATAGCTATAATAACAGCTTTATATTTTAAGTGTGATGATTTCAGGAACTTTATTAATACGAAATTTACGGAATTAGCATCATATCTGAAAGCATTTTTCAATGGAATGATAACGGCTATACAGTCATTCTGGGAGACAATAGAACCAGTGATTATGACGGCTTTAGAAATTATTAAAGGTGCTATTTCTGTATTCTGTGAATATATTAAGCTCGTTATATCATTGTGGATATCGACAATATCAGCAATTATAAAAGCTGCACTTGCAATTATTAAAAATGCAATTAGTTCAGTACTTGGCGCTATACAAGGTATTGTGGAAGGAATTATGCATACCATACAGGGAATTATAGATGTTGTTATGGGTGTGATTACTGGAGACTGGGACAGAGCATGGCATGGCTTGCTTGAAATAATTGGTGGCATCGTTGAAGGTATAGGAAGTGTTATTGGTAATATGGTTTCATTTCTTTACAATACATTCGGTGATCTGGTTGATATAGCTTTCTCATGGGGTTCTGATATGATAAGTGGTCTAATTGATGGTATCTGGTCTATGCTTGGTGCGGTTGGGAATGCAGCCAAATCAGTAGCAGAGAAGATAACAAGCTTCCTGCATTTCTCACGTCCGGATGAAGGACCTCTTAGGGATTATGAGGAATGGATGCCTGACTTTGTTGGCAGGATGGCAGAGCAGATTAACCAACAGAAGCATCTTATATCAGATGCAGCTATGGAACTGGCAACTAATCTTAATATAAGCGGTATGGTTGCTTCTGGTTCACAGGGCAGCCAGACAACAAGCAACAATACACAGATTAACTTTAACGGAAACTATAATTTTAAGGATAAGGCAGATGTTGATTACTTTATGAATCAGGCTGCATTGAAGTTGGTGACTGATAGATGATAGTGAATAAAAGTAATGCAAATATTGACTTACGAAAGAAATATAAAAATGTTACGTGGCTTAGCCAGACGGTTAAGCCACGTAATGTTGTAACTTATGTTGACTGGTTGGCAGAAAGCTTTCTGCCAGCGAAGTCAAAACCTAACAGGTACACGGATTTTGAGATATGTATAGAAATGCTTGTTAAAGGTAAAAGCAAGGAAGAGTGTGAGCTTACTATGAGTTCGATAATGAGTGATTTTGATTCTGGAGAGCTGCAGCTTGATAATATGAACTTTACATATGACTTTGACTTTAAGAGCGAAGATAGGGAACTTGTGAAGAGGTGGTTATATAGTTATAAGATTAATCTTAATGCGTATAGCAAGAAGGGAATATTACGTACTGTAGAATTTACCGGTAAAGAAAAAACACTTGTAATGGAAGGTACTGCGAAGTCGCCAGCGATTGTGACGATTATACCGGATATAGCATTAGTAAGTTTTACTGTAACTGGCATAACAGATGAAGCTATAACTATTAAGGATATAGCCAGAAATGCAAAGGTTGTGATTGATGGACAGAATTGTACGATTACGGAAAATGGCAGGAATATACTTTATAAGACTGATCTGTGGGAGTTTCCAAGGCTAATGCCTGGGAAAAATATTATTACACTTGATAATTCATGTAGTGTGAAGATTGACTATAGGGCGTTTTACAGATGATTTTTGTCCGTATCTTAAATACATATTTTATATGATCATAAGGAAGTGTCTTTGTGATACGGACAGAAAAATGCTTTATTCTGATAGGAAAGGAGCGGTACATGTTACGATATAAAGATAAAAACGGCATAGTATCGCCGCTTATAAAATATAAAGATTTATATATAGAAAAAGTACTTGATTATGGTGATAAAACACTTGGTTTCGGCGCTGATCAGAGTGTTGTGAATAAGATTGAGCTTGAAGATTATATAATAACCAAGACTGATGAATATGTTATAAAACAGATAAATGACTCTGATAATAATTTCTATGACATAATTGCGAAGCTTAATATTGATGCACTAGAAGGTAATGCAATACAGAAATTTGAAACTGTAGAGCAGACAGCCCTCAATTCTGCTAATCTTGCCATAGCAGGAACCGGCTGGACTTGTGAATGTGATATTAAAAAGAAACGTACTGTAAGAATGACTAATAGTTCATCATGGGACATTCTTAAAAAGATTGCAGACACATTCAGACTTGAGATGACTATAGATTCACTGAATAAGAAAATTGTTTACAAGGAGAAAATAGGAGAGGATAAAGGTTGTTATTTTTCTGATCAGCTTAATCTTGTTTCATTAAGCAGTCAGTCAGATACTACGAATTTTTATACAAGAATTCTTCCAATAGGTAAAGATGGTCTTACTATAGAATCTGTGAATAATGGTAGTAAATTTCTTGAAAATCATACTTATAGTGCAAAGAATAAGACGTATATATGGAAAGATGAAAGATATACGGTACCTGAATCTTTAAAAGAGGATGCGGCAGCTAAGCTTGAAGAGCTAGCTTGTCCTTATATATCTTATAGTTGTAAGTTGATTGACCTGGATAATTCTTGTTGTGATGTTGGTGATGTTATTACGATTATTAATAAGCAGAAGCATACAAGAATAAAGCAGCGCATAGTTAAGCTGAAGCATTATCCAGATAATCCGGCAGATGATACCTGTGAGATATCCAACCTGAAGCTTTCGTTTTCTTCATATGTGAATAAATACAATAATACAACTGATACGGTTGATAATATTACAAATGACAATGGTACTGTTGATGGTGATTGTATTGATAATATTGATGCATCTAAAGTTCTTAATATTGATACAGTTATTGCAAATAATGCTGAGTTTGTAAATACAAAGACAAAGGTACTTGAAGTTGAACAGAGCATGACGGCTGCAGAAGCCAGAATAGGAACTTTAGAGGCGACAACATTAAAAAGTACAGATGCAGATATTAAATACGCAAATATAGACTTCTCCAATATCGGAAAAGCAGCAATGGAATATTTCTATGCTCATTCCGGTCTTATAAAAAATGTCGTTGTTGGTGACCAGCAGATAACCGGAGAACTTATAGGTGTTACCATAAAAGGTGATTTGATAGAGGGAAATACCATTGTTGCTGAAAAATTGGTGATAAAGGGTGACGATGGCCTTTATTACAAACTTAACACCGATGGTATGGGTGTTGAGGCAGAACAAACTGAATATAACAGCTTAAATGGTAGTATTATTCGTGCTAAGTCAATCACAGCAACAAAGATTGCGGTGGATGATTTGGTTGCGTTTGATGCTACCATTGCTGGTTTTAACATAACTGACGAAGCTATATATTCAGGTGTAAAGGAATCGGCACTTAATACTACAAGAGGTATATATCTTGGTAAAGATGGACAGCTCGCATTCGGTGACGGCAATAATTATCTGAGATTCTACAAAGATTCATCAGGTAGATATAAGCTTGAAATATCAGCCGAAAGTATGAATTTTTCAAGCACAGGCGCGAGCGTAGAAGATACCATCAAAGATATCAATGATAAGGTTGATTCAGTAGTGTCTGTCGAAAAATCAGAGGTGACATATCAAGCTGGGGTCAGTGGAACAGTCAAACCAACGGGTACGTGGTTAAAAGATATGCCGAGCGTAAATACAGGTCAATTTTTATGGACACGAACGCTTATAACATATTCCGATAAGTCTGTAACTGAGCTGTTCAGTGTAAGTTCCATGGGTACTAAAGGAGATAAAGGACCTAAAGGTGAGAATGGAGAAGATGGTAGTAATTTTAGTTGGAATTTAATTCATAATGGAAATTTTTCATTAGGTACTAAATATATTGCTGAGGAGAATAGCACAATAAAAATAATAGATGATTCTACATTTGGTAAAGTATGCATGTTTAATATTACTAGTGATTACCAGCGAATAATGTTCATTACACAAAATGTATGGAAAGCAAATCAATGGTACACAGTATCATTCTATGCGAAATCATCTATTGCTGGAAAGATAATAGTACCTAGCCGTAGTCTTGCAGATGGTCCAGGAGGTGTGAATTTATCAACAAATTGGACTAAATATACTTGTACATTTAAATGTACAACTACGGCTGATGGAGGAACATTATCTTTTCAAGCAAGTGATAGCAATGCTACGTATTATTTAGCAAATGTTAAACTTGAATATGGGAAAAAAGCTTCAGAATGGTCGCCACATAAGGATGAAATAAAAGGCGATACAGGCTCGCAAGGACCTCAGGGTGTAAAAGGTGATAAAGGCGCAGCCGGAGCAGATGCGATAATTATAAGTATCACTTCGAGTAGTGGCACAATATTCAAGAACAATTCAGGAACAACAATTCTGACGGCTCATGTGTATAAGGGTGAAATTGAACAGGCAATCAACACAAATGGAGTATGCGGTTCTTTAGGAACAGTCAAATGGTATAAAGGAACGTCATTAATTTCAGCAGCAAGTGCAATAAATGTATCAGCTGCAGATGTTAACAATACCCAGATTTATACATGTCAGCTTGAAGGATAAAAAGGAAGGAGCGTGATAGTCAAAATGGCAGTTAAAGCATCAAGCCAGATATCAATGATTGATGTTACAGATGCATATTCTGTATTACTCACAAGCGAAGCATATGCATTTACAGGAAATACATCGGGAGCACCGGCAGGCCTTACATGCACAACACAGGTAGTTGCTTTCTGCGGTCAGAAATCATGTACAAGCTTAAATGTTAGCAACGTAAGCTGTCCTACAGGAATAACAGCTACAGTATCTAACAATAATACAGCAGCACCTACAGTAACATTCAAAACAACAGCAACTATAACAGCTGCTTGCGAAGCGATAATACCAGTTAGTGTTGATGGAATCACGATTAATAAGAAGTTTTCATTTGCCGTAGCAAAAACCGGTAGTACAGGAGCAAAAGGCGATAAGGGTCAACAAGGTCCACAGGGACCTCAGGGTGTAAAAGGAGATACTGGTGCTGCGGGTAAAGATGGTGTTAATGGAACTAATGGTCAAAATGGTAAAAGTATAGGGCAGGTGGTAAATTACTATTTAGCTACAAATGCATCTTCTAATGTAACAGCATCAACTTCTGGATGGACAACAACAGTTCAGTCAGTATCATCGAGCAAAAAATATCTTTGGAATTATGAAGTGGTTAAGTATACAGATGGCACAACCGCTAGCACAACTGCGCCATGCATTATAGGTTCTTATGGCGATACCGGAGCGAAGGGTGATAAAGGAGCTAAAGGCGACACTGGAGCAATGGGAGTACCTGGTCCGACTGGAGTTGGTATAAAAAGTATTACAGAATATTATGCAGTATCTACCACAAACACAACTGCACCTACATCATGGGTTACTTCTATCCCAACTCTGACCGCTTCTAATAAATATTTGTGGAATTATGAGACTGTGATGTATACCAATAATAGTACAATAAGCACATCCAAAAGAGTTATTGGCGTATACGGCGATAAAGGATTAAAAGGTGACACAGGTGCTAAAGGAGACAAAGGAGCGACAGGCTCACAAGGACCTCAGGGCGTAAAAGGTGATAAGGGCGACACTGGGGCAGCTGGGAATGGAATAGCTAGTACAGCAGTTGCATATCAGGCAGGTTCATCAGGTACAACAGCTCCTGCAGGAACCTGGAGTACATCCGTTCCAGTTACAAGTGCAGCGGCACCATATTTATGGACACGTATAACCATAAAATATACAAACGGTACTGTAACTAATTCATATTCAGTCGGAAGTACACCCGAAGGTATAAGCGTTGGCGGAAGAAATTTAGCTGTATCGACCAATCAGGGAACAAATGGATGGGGTTGGTCAATGAAGACAGGCGGACATACACAATCAGAGATAGTAGAAAATAATATCAGAACTTGTAAACTACTGAGAAATTCCACAGCACAGTCAGGATGGTCTGTCATTGAATATACTAATATAGGACGTTCTAAATATGAACCTAATACAGTATATACAGTATCATTTGATGTTAAATCAAATGTGAATACTGTGATGAACATAGATTTACTGCAAGGTAATGGTACTGATAATCTTATAGGTAGTAGTACTGCTGTAAATAGACAAATTAAAGCTAATCAATGGAATAAGTTGATATGGATAATTAAAACAGTCACAACACTTCCTAGTTCGACAGGACAGCTGTTGTACCTCACAGCAATGAACAGTGGCACTGGTGTATGGTATCAGTTTAAGAATCTAAAGATTGAAAAAGGCAACAAAGCAACAGACTGGTCACCAGCTCCTGAAGATATTGACACTAAGTTCGATAACTACACTACAACTGAGCAGATGAAACGTGATTTCAAGAATAGCTCATCGGAGTTATACAGCGCAATCAATTCCTCATTTGCTACGAATGGGCAGGTGTCAACTGTAGATGGTAAATTCAGCAATTATTATACTAAAACTACAATAGATTCCACAATCAAGCAGGTTAAAGATTCTATAAGCTTAAAAGTAAGCCAGACCGATTTTGACAAACAGACAAAGGCAACATCTGCTTCACTGGAACTTAAACTTAATAAAACAGATAACAACAAGGTTGTTGCCATGTTAAATGCATCTGCAGATACCATTAGTCTTAAGTCCAATCGCTTTACGCTGGATTCCACATATACGAAGATAGCTGCAGATGGAACGATAACGTGTTCTAATTTAAATTGTACCAATGCGAAAATTACAGGCGGTAGTGTTAATATAACCGCTTCGAATAAAGAAGAAAATAAGATTGAATTATCGTATCAGGACGCTGCTATTAAACTTGCACCGAATGGAATTACTTTAGAGGCTACTAGATATTCATTAAAAATAACACCTATGAAATTAACAATGTCTTTCTCAGGTGGAGGTATAGAAGCGAACACTACGATTGATCCCAATGGTATATCAACAACGTTTGGCGTTAGAGCAGAAACAATTGTCGCTTCATCAGTATTGAAAATAGGTCCACAATCTTACGGAAGTAATGCGGCAACAGGAGCAAGATTAGAAGCAACAAACCAGGATTTAAGATTATATGCTTCACCAGAAACTACATATTATGTGAGATTGGGCGTTGATTATAACGGTTCAACAGTAAAACACGGATGGCATTTTGGACCTGATGGAGGTGGCTCAATAATGTTAGGCACAAGTAGCCATGCATGGTCAAATGGTTTCTTTGATGGAACAGTTTATATACAGCATGGCGACATGCATATAAGCACAGGTAGCTGTTATTGCTATGATTATTATTATATTTGGTCAGGAGGTGGATGGGTTGAATTAAGCAACTGGATAGCTGCAAAGTTATAATATTTTAAATTTAAGGAGGAACAAATTATGTTAGATTTAACAAAAACAATTTCAATGTCAGGTTACAGCTATGTAGAGCAGGATGTAGCAGATTACGAAGGAAGTACTACAACTCATAAGGAGAGAGTGCCAGTGGTATACCTGTCAGCAGATGTGTCCGATTCTGGTGCTGAGCCACACGTGAGCTTCACAATCCAGAATAAGGATTTATACATTGCGAACAAGAAGACATGTGATGCGGAAATATCCGAGTTCTACATACAGGCGTTATCACTTGTAAAGTAAAGGAGGAGCAGAATGAATCTTACATTTAAAGATATTAGTGAGCTATATGACAAATTACGCAGCATATCAATAAAAAAGCTGCCATTTAAGATATCTTATGCTATATCTAAGAATATGGCTGGAATTGAGCAAGAGAATAAGATTATCGAGAGCAATCGAATAAAGCTTATAGAAATGTATGCTGATAAAGATGAAACTGGAAAAGCTGTTATAAATAATGGTGAATACCATATATCAGAAGAAATCCAGCCAGCTTTCGCTAATGAGTACAATGAGTTTATGGATACCCAGACAGAGGTGTTAAAAGATATCAGCAAAATCAATATATCAGAGTTTGATAAGCTTGAAGATTCAAGATATGATGCATTGAGTGCAGCTGATATGACAGTCTTATCGTTTATGATAAGTGAAGAAAAGATACAGTAAAGTTTATAGGAGGATAAGTAATTATGATGACAATGAGAGGAATATACGTAGCAGCCGCACACAATAAGTTAATACAGCTTGTAATAATAGCAGTAATAATAGATACACTTTTTGGTGTGTTAAGAGCAATCAAGGATCACAATTTTAACAGCTGCTTTGGGATTAATGGAGCAATCCGTAAGTGCGGTATGATTATATCGATAATGCTACTTGTTATAGTGGATTATATTACCAATTTTAATATGATTTGATTCCTGCCTGATGAGGTAAGGCAATATATAGGTAACAGCATTGGTATATCAGGCTTTTTTGCAATTCTATACATAGCATATGAAGTTGTAAGCATATTAAAAAATATGGCTCTATGTGGGCTGCCAGTTAAGAAATTGTGGTTATATGTAAAGACGTTTCTAAGCAAATATACAGATGAGCTTCCAGATGATGATGAGCTTGTAGATGACAAGGCAGTACCAGAGGTAAGTAACAATAAAACATATATTAACTAATAAGCACGTGTAGTAATCGCTATGTGTGCTATTTTTATGCGCACATAGCGGAAATATATAAAAAGAAAGCGAGGAATAAGATTATGAAAAGAGGAATAGACATAAGCAGACACCAGGGAGAACTTGATTTTGATTATATTAAGGAGAATTTTGATTTTGTTATAATTCGTTGTGCATATGGTAGTGACTTAAGCGAGGATGACAGCGAGTGCAGCCAGTGTGATTCTATGGCACAGACATATATCGATGAATGCGAGAAGAGAGGTATTCCGTATGGATTATATATTTATCAGTATGCCAGCAATAATGATGAGTCACTGAGCGAAGCTGCTCATATAAGGGAGTGGTATAACAAGTGCAATCCAACAATGGGAGTGTACCTTGATATTGAAGATGCAGATGGATATAAAGCCGCACACAATATAGATTACCACGACACACAGGAGTTTGCACTTACATGGCTTGATGCGTTATCAGACGTAACTGCAAAGGGTATCTATGCAAGTCACAGCTGGTTAAATGACTACATGAATGTAGATGAGCTTATAGAGCATGGCGCTCTTATCTGGGAAGCACATTGGAATGATGATGGTGAGATATGCGAGGATAAATTCGCTATGTCGCAGGAGTCTAGTGACTACTATTTAAATGATGGCACAAGAGTAGATTATGACATAATGTATGATGAAGTCTATGACAGACTTATAAAAGCGAATGAGTATGATCACAGGAATGATGATGTTGAAGATAATGATAATGTGGATGAAGATAATAATGCCGGTGCTGATAATACAGAGCAGCTGCAGCATGAGATAGGAGATTATGTTGAATATAATGCAATATATGCCTCATCTACATCAGAATCTGGACTTGCACCATCAGATGGATTTAATAGTGGGATAATTACAAGGGTTATTCCTTGGGCGGTCAATCCTTACTTAATCAATGATGGAACAGGCTGGGTCAATGATGGATGTATTGTATCAGCAGGCGACAGCAATGAAGAATCTGAAACTGACATATCCGACATAAAAGCCGGTGATAAGGTAAGAGTGCTTCTTAATATTGATTATGATACAAATAGAGCATTTAATCTTTATTATGATGAATATGATGTTATCCAGGTTAATGGAGACAGAGCAGTTATCGGTATTGGCAATACTGTAACAAGTGCGATAGATGTACATAACATTGAAAAAGTCTGA